GAGATAATCCTCATTGGATAACGTCTTCGTGTATTTCTGCCATGACTTTAAGTTTTGTCCCATTATCCTCTCTCCCTTTTGGGCGCTGGGACAATCACGAACCCAGCGCCCGACTTAAAAGGAGCAAGTGTCCGGTCTGCTCAGTCCGTGCCGGTGCTGCCCCGACATATAATTCCCGTTTCGCCGCCCAGGCGGGATTACCCTGAGTTCTCTAATTGCAAAACTCAAAAACTATAAAAATGAACCTCCTTTTAGATTTTGACGTTTTAGTTTTATCCGCGTGTTAAACTGTTAAACATCTCTCATGGCTTCCATGGCTTCTTCAACATCCTGCATCCCACGGTCAACCTTTTTACACTCAGCAAACTTGTCCATGACAACACGATGTCCTGTGAGATGAATCGCTTTCGCAGTCTCAGTTGGGCAAGTGCCGTCTCGAACATCCTTCATGGTATCTAATAAAAAACTCTGTAATTCTGTCATGTCTCCCCCTTTCTTGAGTAGTTGCTTACATCGGTGAAGCATTATTTGATTTTGTGTAAGCATTTGTTTCTCCTATTTACGCGATGTTAAAAGATCCCAAGCAACAACATTCTAAGCGATAAAACTTGATGTGCATTTTATCGAATGGCATCGTAATGGATCATTCGATACCCAAAACAACGAAAACATGAACCCCATTCTATGGAATACCAATGAATCTAAATGGAACGGAAGCATCGGACGCAACATTATATGATTTAATTCTAAGCCACGAAACCAAATACTATCCATTTGATGAAACCCCAATGGAACCGATTGAACAAAACAGCACAGGAACGAATTAATGGAATAGGACCATTTGCTACGATAAGCCAATGAACTGAACAAATAATCAAATCTAATCAAAAATGATAGAATGAAATCGGATCACACTAAAACAAATAAACAGGATTGAATTCCACGGTACGCCACGGTGTTGAACGATACCATAGTGTTAATCGGATTCCACCACATCTTGCCCAATCGTATATCACGATACAATCTCCGTACTTACAATCTTCCACATCCCGTATCCAGCGCTTCTACCTGCACCAAGGCCATGGTTTACCCCCTGACGCAAAGCATCCAACACCTTATCCTGGTTGGTCAGGAATTTCTCATACATGCCCCTGGGATTTATGCTCATCTGAAATTGGAACTGAAACGGCCCGTTAATGACTTCATACCTGGCGAACCCCTTCACATCCCCCACAGGTTGCTGCCCTTCAACCTCGTCAGGCTCCGTAATTACAGAACCATCGAGGTCGGGGCGATAAAAAAAGATATGATTGGGGCGAATGATCACGAACTTTCGCAAGTGAGTCTTGGAGGGGCGTTTGGTGCCGCCAACAGCCCCTTTCTCATAGAAATACTCGGGGAACACGAACCTCGCACCATCCCTGAAGGCACCAAAGACCGTGTGGGCACCCTGGTAGGGTTGGTTGCCGTTCTGCTTGTCTCTTTTAAAGGTATTGAGCGGGCATGAATACTGGAACTGTTCAGACTGATACTTCTTAATAGCTTCCCATGCACCTTTGACATCCCCAGCTTGGGTACACATTTCGACCTGTGCCTTTACTGCGCTGAAGATCAAATCAGCTACGTTTTTCGATGGTTTTTCAATCAGGCTGTCAATACTTTCTGGAACTGCTCCCCTGAAGGGGCTTTCTGCTTCGCCTATAACTTTAATCGTGTAACTTACTGCTTCTTTCTTCGCCATTGTGCTTATCTCCTTTGAGTTTTTAGCTTTTTGGCTTATTGATGTAACACCATCGTATCCTATGGCATGTGATGAAATAGAACTTGGCTACCAGACGAGATTTAATCTACGGACCCATTTGATTCACTCCTTATATAAAATTGTTTGACGTTTTAGCTTCTATCCGCTTATCCCCGCTAACTCTGACCTGCCAGGGCCGTTGCCCGTTTGGAGGTTAATTCCAACATACATCAGCAAACTTGCACCACTTTGCAGCGTACCATGATTGAGATGGGCACTTGCGTTCCGGTGGTGCTTCCTGCTGAATCGCATCAAACGCTGATTGCAGGATGTTCACAGCGTATTCCTTATCTAATTTGATCCGTTCGGTATAAATTGTTGAGGTATCTTTATGCTCCACCCACACGCAGATATTGTCTAACCCTAACCCCAAGGCGTACACATGGATTTGAGCGCGATAACCCGAGTTCCATTCTTCATAGCCAGACTTCTGGAGTTTTTTGAAACTCTTGTCGTTTGCTGATTTACACTCCCACAAATGAGGCTTTTTAGATTCCAATAATCCTGTGATTATCCCGTCAATGTGGCCTTTTAGGAAGATCCCGTTATGGTCAAACACGACTTCTTTCTGGTTATCGGTGATGGTGTACCCTGCTTTCGTAAGGTCAATTATAGCCTGGTCCTCGATGTTATTTCCTACCTGGAACAGGCGCAACGTCCTGCCGTCAATCGGTTGTTGTTTATATCCATTGTGTCGATACCATAAATATCGTGGACATTCATGGCCAATTTCGGACAGGCCCAGGTGGAGGCGCGATTCCTGATTCGCCTCGTACCATGCCTCCACCGCCTGACCAGGGGAGTCCTGGCCAAGCACTTTGGATAAATCTACCATCCTGTTTTAGTTCCTTCAGGGGTAGTAGGGACAGGATTGTATCCGGAAATCTTGTTGCTCTTAAGTAGATTCCCGGTGTTGTTGCTCGTGAACTCTTCGATTTTCACCGTGGCTTGCATGGGCTTACCAATCAGCCCACTCGTATCTGACGGCGGGTAATCCGCTCCGCACAGGTTACAGATGCGTTTCAACTGACCCTGCCCGATCTTCTGAGCAACATCCGATTGGTTGATGATATTAAGCCGGTCGATGACCGTTGTTCCTCGGTGTTCGCCGTCCACGATTTGAACCTTGAGTTCCAGGATTTTGCCGGTGCCTGCTTTCGTGTCCTTCAGGCTATCGCCTACGATGACAACTTGGTACTTTCCTTCCGGTACAACCGTAAATCCTCCGGTGTTTTCTTCCACGTTCGGATCTAAATTCGCTCCTGATAAATCAGCCATTTTTAATTCCCTCCATGAGTTTATTGAAATCCATTTCCAATGTTTCCGGCAAGTTGTACCGGGTCTTCGCCTTCCATGCTGGACAGTTTGAGGTATGTATTACCCGCTCTGGTGCCGATAACGCGGCTTTACCCTTGCCCTTCTCCGTATTCACATACACCTTGAAATTAGCAAACAGGACCACATCGGCCCATTCTTCCAATTTCGTTGCAGCGTGCTTATGAAGTTTTATTTGGTATCTATCGTAGGGGTCGGCATCGGGTGGGTTGTAAGCCTTTATCTCGTTATGAGCGAGGATTACAATCGCCATACCCTTGTCACGCAAGACTTCCAGGCCATTAAAGAAACGGTCCCATTGGGTCATGGCGATGGTATATCCGCGGCCGTAGCCAAATCCCTCGATATTGTCCTGGTTTGCATCTTTGCATACCTTTGCCCAAATCAGCTTCTCAAGCCAATCCGCTGTGTCGATTACCAGGGTTTTGTAGTCGTGTTTCTGCTCGATAAGCCCCGTCATGTATTCAAACACCTCGGGGAGCTTCGTGCAGAGAGGAAAGTGCGGTACGTCAATAGATGTAAGCCCGTCTTCGGTAATGATGAAGATGGGGTCAGGCGCTTTAGCGGCCCAGGTGCTTTTACCTACTCCATGAACGCCGTGGAGTACAATCCGGGGCGGCTTGCCACTACGGGTGGTTTTGATCAGTTTTTCAAGATTCATCAGATACCTCCACTTTGATGGCCGTCTTGGCGGGTTTGGTGGTTACACAGGATGCTACCAGAGCAGGGTTGAGTTCCTCAACAATACGAAGCGCTGCTAAATCAATAGCTGGCTTGAGAGTTACAAACTCAAATTCTGAATGGATGCCAAGAGCCTGGTATGCGTCATAATCCAGCTTTCGGGTGAGTTTACTGGTGATGGTGAGTTTGAATCCGGGTGGGGTTAGGGTTTGAGAACCTTCCAGCTTTTCAGGGGAGAGGTCGAGAATAAGTTTTTCTATTCTCAGGACCTCGTTCTTGGCGAATGCCATTGTTTGTTTTGCGGCGATCAG